GACGCGGTTAAGTCGGCGGATTCGACGGCGTTCATCGATCAGTATGTTCGGCGCGGGATCGAGGCTTCGCTCGAGACGAAGGCGGTGAGCTCATCCTCGGACGCGGTGGGCGGATATGCGGTGCCGGATGAGATCGATGCGCGGATCGATGCGACTCTGACGGCGATCTCGCCGATCCGATCGATCGCCAATGTCGTGAAGGTGGGGAGCGCGGGCTATCGCAAGCTGATCGCGAGCGGCGGGACTCCGTCGGGCTGGGTCGCTTACGAGGCGGATCGGCCTGAAACGAATACGCCGAGCTTCACCGAGATCGTGCCGGCGTCGGGCGAGCTCTACGCCAATCCGGCGGCGTCGCAGCAGATGCTCGACGATGCGATGTTCGACGTCGAGAGCTGGCTGGCGGAAGAGATCGCGACGGAGTTCGCGCGGGCGGAAGGCGCGGCGTTCGTGAGCGGGACGGGCGTCAACCAGCCGCTCGGCTTCCTGAGCTCGCCCAATTCGACGGCGCTGGATTCGGTCCGGCCAATGGGCACGCTGCAGACGATCGGAACCGGCGTTGCGGGCGCGTTCGCGGCGAGCGATCCGGAGGATGCTCTGATCGACCTCGTCCAGGCGCTGCGCTCGCCTTACCGGCAGGGCGCGGTGTTCGTGATGAACTCGGCGACCGCGGCCGAAATCCGCAAGTTCCGGACGAGCACGGGGGCGTTCCTGTTCCAGCCGAGCCTGGCGGCGGGGCAGCCGGCGACGCTGCTCGGCTATCCCTTGATCGAGGCTGAGGACATGCCGGACATCGCGGCGGGGTCGCTCTCGATCGCGTTCGGCAATTTCAAGGCCGGCTATGTGATCGCCGAGCGCAATGCGACGACGATCCTTCGCGATCCGTACACGCACAAGCCCTATGTGCATTTCTACGCGACCAAGCGCGTGGGCGGGCAGATTGTGAATTCTGAGGCAATCAAGCTGCTGAAGTTCGCCTGATCGGCTGTTCGTGCGTTCCTCCCCTCGGCGTTCGAGCTGAGGGGAATGGAACATGGCGGCGGACGATGCGGGAAAGGTCACGCGCCGGTCGGTCATTCGGCTGACCGGCGCCGCGCTCGCGCTTCCGGCTGCCCCTTTTCCATCACTTACTCAGGAGAAACGGCGGATGGCGTTTTCGCCAAATTTCGTCGACCTCGTGCGCAACTACACGACGACCAGCGGCACCGACGATTTCGTCCTCGGCGCCGCGGTCAACGGGTTCGGTAGCTTCATCGACGCGCTGCAGGTCGGGGACAGCTTCTATTATTCGGCGCTGGGAATCGACAATCCAGGGGACACCGAGGTCGGGCGCGGCACGTTGCTCGACGGCGGAGTCGTCAGCCGCGACCCGGTCGGGGGCACCAAGACCAACTTCAAGACCGGGACCAAGTCGGTCGCGCTGATCACCGCGGCCGAATGGTTCGTGGACACGCACGCGATCGTCGCGGGCGCCGGCGCAACCGGCCAGGCGCTGATGAAGTCGGCAAGCGCGGCGGACGCTCGCGGAATCCTCGAGATCAGCGGCGGCCTCAATGTCAGATGGTTCGGAGCGAAAGGCGACAGCGCGCCGGACGGATCGACGGGTAGCGACGACACGGCTGCGATCCAGGCGGCGATCGACGAGGTGGCAAGCCTCGGCGGCGGGACCATCATCTTCCCCGAGGGCTCTTACAAGATCACGTCCTGCCTGACGCTCTGCAAGAACCTGCGCGTGCAAGGCTCCGGCCGGCGCGGTTCGACGATTGTCGCGTGCATGGCCGGAGGGGGGGGAGCGACGACCGGCGAGGGCGTCCGCAACGGAAGCGCACTTTATGGCGGATGGCCGTCCAACAGCTCGACCGCAGCGAACGTCCGAGTGGAGCACATGGGCTTCGTTGCAACGGATCCGGCAAATGCGGGCGCTGCGTTCTACGACAATTGCGGGACCTACGTCAGCGTCCACGACTGCTGCTTCGCCGGGTTCAAATACGGAATCGTGCTCGACCAGACCGAGCTTGCCGACATCGATCATTGCGACTTCGAGCTGCAGGGGGCGGGCGGCGCGGCAGTGTACCTGGTCAACGGGCCGACGCTGACTCCCGGCAACCTGACGACAGTGACCAACCGCATCTCGGTGACTCGCTGCCAGATCAACGAATATGGGACCGCGTACGGAATTCTCGACGAAGGCGGCTACACGCACAGCTTCGTCGACAATAACTACAACGGCTGCCTCAACCACATCTATGCGGCGGGCGTGCAGGCGCTGCAGGTCATCGGCGGCGAGTTCGAGACGTCGGCCGGGGCGCCGGTCGTGCTGGATTATCGCCGCGTCGCGGACGGAAGCGGAGTCGGCGGGTGCATGGGCAACTTCATCGGCTGCTTCATCACCGGGAGCAGTGCGAACCCGTGCGTCGACATCGTGAGCTCGTCGGGCCCGATCAACTTCGCCGGCTGCCTTTTCAGCCGCGGCGCCGGAAGCAGCGCTCCGGTCCATGGTGCGGGCAACGCCTACGAGCTGTCTTTCAGAGGCTGCTTCACGGACTCGACGAATGGCGAGCTGGCCGACAGCTACAATGCGGGTTTCCAGGCCGACGACCGGATCGAGATGGTTGTCGCGACCAACTCCGCCGTCGCGAGCCTCAACCTCACCCGGACCTATGCGCGCAAGCTCGTCCGCTGCACCAACGCGACGGCAAACGCCTGCACGATCCAGAGCGACGCGACGGCGCCCCTGCCGATCGGCTCGACGTTCACGCTCGAGCAGAGCGCGGCCGGGCCGGTCAGCCTCATCGCAGCGAGCGCAGTCACGCTGATCGGACCAACCGCGACGACCGGCCAATACCAGCGGCTCGCGGCGAGAAAGATCTCGGCGAACAAATGGGTGTCGCAGCTGATCCTTCCGAACCCGCAGGCAGCGGCGCAAGCGGACAGCAGCGCAAGCGACATCGCAACGCTCACTGCCGACTTCAACGCGCTACTGGCCAAGCTTCGCGCCGCGGGGTTGATGGAATGAGCGTGGGCGCAAGCGCAATCGCGCAATTGCCCATCGGTGCCGATGACGCACCGGCGGCTTCAGGAAAAACGCCGCCCAAGCGCACGATTTCCGCGCAGGCGGACGCGGTGCAGCAGCCCGAAGCCCGCTGAGCTTCAAACAGCCAAGGACCGAACATGAGTTTTCTCCTCAAGGACCCGGAGGCGGTCCTCGATTACGCTATCGACTGGGGCGCGCAGTATCTCGGCGAGGGTGAGCTGCTCGCTTCCAGCGAGTGGTCGGTCGTGCCGGACGAAGCTGGCGGAGTTGCGGTCGCGGGCAGCGACTTCGATGCGTCCGTCTCGAGCGTGAAGGCTGTGGCCGGAACGGCCGGGCGAATCTACCGGCTCGTCAACCGGATCGCGACCGACGCCGGCAGGGTGGACGAACGCTCGATCGTGCTTCGCGTGGAGGACCGGTGATGAGCGCGGGACTGGCGCTGCCGATCGTGTCGATGAGCGAGGCGCAGGCCTATCTGCGGATCGAGACGGGCGAGGAGGAAGCGCTTCTGGCGGGCCTGATCCGGAGCGCGAGCGCGCTTTGCGAGGCGTTCGTCGACCAGGTCGTGATCGCGCGGGATTTCGAGCTCGAGCTTCCGGCGAGCGGGGGATGGGAGCGCCTGACGGTGACCCCGGTGCGCTCGATCACGGAGGTCGACGGCGTGGATTCGACCGGTGTCGCGGCGGCGCTGGCCAGCGGAAGCTACGCGATCGACATCGATTCGGCGGGCGACGGGTGGGTTCGCGTGAACCAGGCGGACGATTGCTTGCGCGTTCGCGTGGCCGGAAGCGCCGGAATGGCAGACGACCAGAACGGCGTGCCGGAGCCGCTGCGCCAGGGCGTGCTTCGCCTGGTCGCGCACCTGTTCACGGCTCGCGACGGCGACGGCGGAGAGCCGCCGGCTGCAGTGACGGCGCTGTGGCGGCCCTATCGGCGAATGAGGATTGTTTGATGAGCCGCCCGATCCAGACCAAGCGGTGGCGGCGATGACCGAGTTCGCGGGGACTCTGCGCGAGCGGATTGTCGTCGAGCAGCCGATTTCGGTTCGCAACGCGATGGGCCTTCAGGAGGCGGGCTGGGAACAGGTTTGCCGCTGCCTTGCAAGCGTGGCGCTCTCGAGCGTCGGTCAGCAGAGCGAAGGGCAGGCGCTGAGCGCCATGCCGCGCTATCGAGTGACGATCCGCGCTCACGACGGGATCGAGCTCGACCAGCGGATCACGTGGAACGAGCGGACGCTGGTGATCCGGCAATTGCTCGACGACCCGCGGACGAAGGATCGCATTGTCATGCTGTGCGACGAGGTGCGGACATGATGGAGAAGTTGGTCGCCCGCGGCGAGCGGATTGCTGAGCAGGCCAGGAAGCAGCAACTCGCCCGTGTGGCGCAGCAATTGCGAGGCCTGTTCGGGGGCGCCCCGGTGAGCGTGGAGGAGGACGAGGCGGTGGTCAGCGGCCGTTCGATCTGGAACCGCTGGCTCGCCGATCCTTCACTTCGCTTTCTCGCGGGAGGGCTGAAATGAGCGCGGGTGGCGCGCTTCAGAGCGCGATCGCGGCTGCCCTGACGACGATCGAAGGACTGACCGGCGTGTTCGACGGCCCGCCTGCCCGTGCGGCATTCCCCTATGTTGCGCTCGACGCGACGACCGAGACGGACTGGAGCCACAAGAGCGGCGACGGGCGCGAGGTGATGGTGGCGATCACGGTTTGGGACGACCAGCCGGTGCGACTGCATGCGTTGGCGGATTCTATCGAGGCGGCGGTGGAGGGGCCGGTACCGGTCGCGGGCTGGCAGATGGTGACGATGCGACTGGTCCGGCGGCGGGTCGTGCGGGATGTCGCTGGGCCGTGGGCCGCCGCGGTCGATTTTCGGGCGCGGATGCTGGCGATCTGATTTTCGGTTCACGCGGAGACGCGGAGACGCGGGGAAGAAAAGAGCGAAATTGAATCTGGGTTCCCGCTTTCGCGGGAATGACGA